CGGCTATACGGCAACCGGTCAGGCTTTGGACGTGGCGGCGGCTTTTTTCGGATATTACCGCAAACAGGGCGTCGGTACGGTGGTAACGGCCACTTTAAGCGGTACGGCAAATACTGTTATCGAAGAGGGGGCGTTGGTAACCGACGGCACCTATCAATATGCGCTTTTGGATACCGTGACAATCGGTGAAGGTGGTACGGTCGAGGCTGAATTTCAATGTTTGACTCCCGGGGCAATTCCCTGTCCTGCAGGAACATTGACGACGATTGTAACGGTGATTGAAGGTTGGGACGGCATCAACAATGCAACGGCCGGAATTATCGGCTTTGCCACGGAAAACGACAACGAGTTTCGCACCCGGATCACGGCAAACTGGCTAAACAAACGGGCACGGAGCATTTTGGGCGCCATTGTTGACAATATTGCGGCAGTTTCCGGCGTTATCAGCGTTTTAGGTCGCGAAAACTACAGCGATGAACCGCTTGAAATCGACGACATAACACTTGCACCGCATTCCGTTTATTTATGTGTTTTAGGCGGCGGGGCTTCGGATATTGCAACCGTTTTTGCCGGGCAGAAGACGCTTGGCGCCGGTGTAAACGGCAATACCGAGATAGAGTTTTACGACGCCTCTGTTGATTACATTTACAAGTATCGGATTGAGCGGCCGGCGGTCGTACCAATCAAGTTACAGATAGAATACGAGGCAAACGCCTATACTGCGGCCGATGTGGAAACGCAGATCAAAAGCATTGTCATGCAATGGGTGGCTGACAATCCTTTTAAGATACATCAGACCGTTTCCGGCAATGTTTTGGCGCAAAGTCTCGCCGGGTTCAATCAGATCAACCTGTTATCGGTGAAAGTGGCGCTTGTTTCCAGTGGTGATTTTACCGATTACATCACCACAACTATTTCTCAAGTTGCAAGTTTGGATGAAAGCAACATAACCGTTTCAAAGGCTGCTTAAATGTTTAAGGAAGTAACGTTAAATACTTTGCAGAAACAATTCGGCTACACCAACGGGTCGGATTTGCTTTTGCGCCGCGCCGCCGTGTGGGATAAATACTTTGGCAATATTTCGGAAACTTTTGTAAAAGAAATCTTGGATTATAACTCCTGTATTCCGGAAGCGCTCGACTGGTTTTGGGGAAAAATGCTCAAAATCACCCGCAATTTTACCGGTGAGGACGGGGAGATTTTCACCCTGAACGACGATCAGTTTCGGGAGATTATCAAAATCCGGGCATTCGGCACCACGTGGCAGGGTGATATTTTGTCAATGAACGTCTTTTTGCAAAACCTGTTCAAAGACCGCGGCAACGCCTATCTGCTCGACAATCTGGATATGACAGTGCAGATTTTTGTTTTCGATTTTATTCTTGACGACTGGGAAACGTATTTGTTTACAACACAAGACGTATTGCCGCGTCCGGCCGGCGTCGGCACAAAAATTTATCAAATTGACACAGAAAACACCTTTGGTTTTTATGGTTCGGACTTCCAGCCGTTCAATCAGGGCGTTTTTTGGGACGGGATTTTATAAAAAAGGAGAAAAATATGGAGGATTTAACAACCCCGCAGGTTTTAACCGGTGCTTTTGCTTATAACGGGCAAAAAAACACAATCCCAGATGCACCGACAGGGTCGTTTCTGGCAAGTATTCAGCAGGGTTTCCCGCCGATTACGATGATGCCTAAGAAAAACGGCGGTCAGCCGCCGGAAGGAAAGGATTTTAACGGCATATTAAATCTGGTAAGTCAGTTTTATTTTTTCACCCAAAACGGCGGAACCTATACTTTCAATCAGTCGGTATCGGATGCTATCGGCGGCTATCCGGAAGGTGCGCGGCTCTGGTACGTGGACAGCAGCACGGGTGAGGCAAGCCTGCTTCGTTCGACCAAGGGAAACAATACCGACAATTTTGTCACCAATCCGGAAGTCATCGGCACCAGCTGGGTTTTAGATATTGTGACCCAGGGCTATGTGCAGGAGCAGCTGGAACCGGTTAAGGCGGCGATTGTTGCCCGTCTTCCCGCCGGTTTTGTTGCCGCATGGCCGGGAAATACGCCGCCGGACGGTTGGTTGGTCTGCAACGGTTCGGCCGTTTCCCGGACGACTTATGCGGATTTATTCGCAGCCATAGGTACGACTTTCGGTGCCGGTGACGGATCGACGACGTTTAAGCTGCCGGATTATCAGGGGGATTTTTTGAGGGGTTACCTTTCCGGCACTTCTTCGGCGATCGGCACCAGACAAGCCGAAGGGTTGCCGAATATCAGCGGTTATATCTCATACCTTTTGATGGGCGAAGACGGCCAGAAATCAGACGGAGCGTTGTCGGCAACGCTGCAAGTCGGAAATCGTTTGACCAATGCCGGCACCGGGTCGGCTTGGAAGCAGCTTAATTTCTCTGCCAAAAATTCAAACGCGATTTATGGCGCTAACAGTCATGTCACGCCGCGCAACAACGCTGTGAAATGGTGCATAAAATATTAGGAGAGGAAAATGGAAATATACATGTTTGACGGAGAAACAAAGGAATATATCGGGGCAGAAGATGCGCTCTTAGATCCTTTGGAAACAAAAAAGCAGGGAAAGTCTGTTTATCTGTTGCCGGCGAATGCGGCTTTTGAACGGCCGCCGATTGCCGAAGACGGAAAAGCCGTTATATTTGACGACGGTTGGAAACAGGTTGTCGACAACCGGGGAAAAACGGCGGTTAATGCCGATCGCGGGATATTTGAAATTGACTATCTCGGAGAGAAGGAAGGCGACACGATCGTAACTGCCGAAATGCAAAAGGGACTGGATGACGGAATGTTTGTCGTTGAGCAGGGACGGATCGTCGAAAAACCCCGGCAGATGAAGGCGGCGGAAAGAAGACTTGAACGCAATATGCTGATTGCGGCAACCGACAAATACATGTTTGCCGATTATCCGATCAGTGAGGGAGAAAGGGAAAAATACCGGCAGTATCGTCAGTATTTGCGGGATATTCCGGCGGAAGAAGGTTTCCCGGACATTTCCGTTTTAACATTTGCGGAGTGGAAAGAAAGCGCTTGACAGACCGCTTGCCGAGTTTATTATATTAGTTATTATTAATAGAGGGGAAATTTTATATGCAACTTAAAAGAACATGTGCTTTTGCTGCGGCATTATTGTTGTCTTCTTGTGCGGCATGGTATGGCCTGTCAGAGGAAGAATATGCCGTTTATACGGAGCAATATAACGAAGTAAAAAAATATAATCATTTGTTGACTTTTGAAAACTACATACATGTTATCAATCATCCGTATAGTGAAGGCTTAAAAGATACGTTATGCGCTATTGATTGCCAAATAGCGGCAAAAGGGGAATGGGTCAATTTGAATACAAAAAAATGCCCTGCAGAAAAATATGAAAAAAACATACAATACGAGGATATATTAGAAACCGCCAAAGCGGGGAAAATGATAAGCCTTTACTCTGTGGAAGATATTATTGAGACCCGGAAAGATAAAGAATTAGAAGCGGCTCGACAGCAGTGGGAGCTTGACAAGAAAAAGGAACAGGACAAACTTATGAAAAAGTATGAAAAAAAGTATGGCAAAAAGTTTTGTTCCGAACCTTTGTTAAACATTTATATTTTGCGCAATATGACTGTTCCTTCGGATTGCATGGTTTATTCTGATAATTTAGTCTTTGAGGTAAGCCAGCAAATACAGGACGGCACTTTGGTC